CACTCTGCTACCCGGCGCGTTGACGTAAAGGAGTATTTGTGGTTCCTTTACCAGCCCGATAACCCAAACCCACATGGAAGACACTTATTCATCTCTCAACTGAGATTGAGCAGTGGTTACCCATCACCACTCTGGATAAGTGCCTTAAATTAATATACAGACATGTTATGATCATCTCTTAGGTGATCTTCAAATTCTTTAATTAACATGTCCTGCAGGTGTAACTGACGACGCAACTTACTTCTTTGCGCTATTATATTTTCAAAGTCCAGCCATTTATTATTGTTACTAGCTTGCTTCATCTGAGGTAAGCTCTTACTAATGACGATTGGACTCTCATCCTCTAGGATAAAGTCCTCCTTGATGTGACGAATGTATTCTAATTTGCCTTCGAGATTATCACCATATTTTAATTTTAGGTGATTGTTCTGATTTTTGTTACTGGGCCTATAAGCCCTCTGTATCTTCTTCAGAACCCCTCTTCTAGCTTTTTCGGCTGGTATCACTAGCCTTTCAAAGTCTAAGTGTTCTCTTAGTGCCTTTCCTACATTCCACCAATACTCATAAGGGAGGAGTCTTGACTCGACAGCTTGTCGTTTCTTTTCTCTTTCCTCTATTTCTTGTATGGTATATTCATCGAGGTCCTTCTTTTTTCTAAGGTTTGTTTTATGACCTTTCTTTGTAGTTCTTTCCTTAACAAGTTTGAAGAGTTCAGGGTTTCCTGTTACTCTCGCTTCGCTAAGCTCTTTAGCTTTTCCTTCTTTTAGGATTTGTGACATACAGTTCAGGTCTTCCCAGGATGGTGCATGGTATCGATCTATGATCGGTAGACCAAGCCCTCCAAACTCCGATGGAATATACCAGGGAACTCCCATATCTTTGTATTGCTTGTATACAACTCTATCTATGTAGATATTGAGTGCTTTACTAGCTACATCTTGTGGCAGTCCCTCTATAAGGGCTTCAGCAGCTTGTCCGACATTATTTTTGGATGCAAATAGTCTCTCGACTTTTGTCTCCATAATTGTCTTACCAATCTCTGTTCTCCCTTGTAATATTCCACTATTCAGTTTTGGGATCTTCTGAACGATTAGTTTTCTCCCCCATAGTCCTAGTTGGAATGTCGTGTTATTCATTTGGCACGCAAACTTTCCAGGTCTTGAGGATCCTAGTCTTGTTACTAATACTTTTCCTAGAGAAGGTTGAAACCCTACTACTTGAGAAGTCATCTTCCAATACTTATAGAGTCCCTCTCTGCCTACTAATAGGCCATCGTCACCATTTATTCTTAATATCTTGGCTGTTTCTTCTAGTGTCAGCGCTCGAGATAAATTCAACTCGAGTGCCCAATGACACACCATTAGGTTTATAATGCATAGGATTGGGAATGAAGTTATGCTTCCCATTAACTGTCCTCTCTTTTGAGTTGCCTTAAGTTCTTTGTACTGGATCTCGTGTCCTGTGAGGGATAGGAATAACATTCTTTCTTCTTCAGGATCGAACCCTCCGTACTGGATTAGGGCGTGAACTACCTCCTCTGAGGCCCACGAGAAAAGTAAATTCGTGGCCTGGGAATAGTCAATCGAGCATACCTCTGGATCATCTGTCGGTGCTTCAAGTTTCTCCAGCTCCTTTTCGGATATCACTTTTCCGATAAAGTCACAAATTCCGTGACTTCCTTCGTAAAGTGCATTCCAACAGGTCTGCTGAGTAATCTTGTTTGCCGTTGTGATCCATGGATCCTCCTTTGAGATTGTTCTCACTTTCAGAGGTTCTGACAGTCCTACTAATTCCACCGCATTCTCCTTTTGGTCAAGCGCTTTAATACTCAAGTATTGTGCTACTAGTTCGTCTACTCTTGAGAGGGCCAATTCGTCTACTTTGCCATCAGGCTTGATGTAATTTAAATTCGTGAGTTCACCTATACGTTTTGTGAACTCTACATCAATATCGTCCTGCTTCTTTGTGATGTCTTGCAATCTATCTATGATGAAACCAAAGGCTCCTCTTTCCTTCGCGGATGCGATGTAATTCGCATTTTGTGAGGGTAAGGTTGCTCTTAACCTTTTGAGGTTAGAAATTTTTAGGTCCTCATTCTTGAAGATCTGCTCGACTATCCAATGGAGTCTAGTTATGGCATTCTCTTTGCTTAGAACAAGTTGCTTCTGTGTTGTATACCAGGTTCTGGGGTTTTGTCCCCGGAGCTCTTTTGGTCTATACATTCTAAGCTCTTCACACTGTTCACTGTCCAACTGACTACCCCACCTCTTCAGTAGTTTTCGCCACTCTGATATCGGGTAACTGATACCATGGTGACTTAAATCTATATCTTTAGTAGGTTCCGGCTCTGTTGTGAGTGTCTCCAGTGTAGTTCTGACTTCTTTGTCAACTAGTTCTTTGCTTGGTAGTTCGAATCCGTCTTTGGCCACTCTTAAACTTTCTATGAGTGCTGCCCTCTCTTGACTACTTTTAACTATACCTGTCTTCTTATTTCTTCCATGTAAAAATTCTTTTATGAATTGATACGGTTTACCCCCTAGTAAAGCAATTGCTTTGTTAAAATCATTGATCTCCTCTATCAGTATGCTTTGGTCTGGTTCATCACCAGAGCTTTCATAAAAATAGTGTGGGATCAGTGCTAACCTTAACTTTAGGTATTTTACAGCATTTGCCTCATCAGCTAAGTCTTTTCTACTCTGCCTTCTCCATATCTCGACCTGTTGTTGCTCATAGACCTTGTAATTGAAGTCTTTGGGCAGCTCCAGGCCAAAACATTGGAGAATCTCAAGCAGGGCCTTTACTGCTGATGATAATATCTTGAGACCGGAAGGTTGACCGTTCTTGGACTCGTGTTGCGACATGGGTGTACTCG